CGAACTCATCACGAAGCATGGCGTGTCAATCACCATCCAGACCGCCGGAACCGCGAACGATGCGTCAGGCTTCCCGGTGCTGACGTACTCAGACGGCTCGACCGTCACTGGGTTCATTCAGCCAGCCGGTGCGTCGGAACCTCTGCAAGCCGGTCGTGATGAACTGGTGATCACGCACCGCGTCTACTTCGATGCAGGCGTGACAATCGCACCAACCAACCGGCTGAAGTTCACCGATCCGGCAGACAGCAGCGTTCGGTTCTTAGAGGTCGTTGGCGTGATAAAGCCGGGGATGTTCTCCGGAGCTGCATCGCTGGCGCACGTTGTGGTTGACTGTTCTGAAGACTCGACGGCGGTGGCATGAGTTACGAGTTCAACGACAACCTGCTGAAACAGTTCCGACAAGAACTCGCATCAAAGGCCGTCAGTGCTGCTGCTATATCGTTGCGCAACACAGCCACGGATCTTGTCAACCGTGGTGCGTCCACCAAGCGTATAAACTCCAAGGGGCGTAGAGTGTGGGCAGGTGGTTCAACATCTCCGAACCCCCCTTTCAACTACACAGGTGCGCTCTTTCAAAACATTAAGGCGGATCTGCGAGAAGCCAAAGGATCAAACCCTTCGGCTCGAGTCGGCCCTGATGGCAAGATCATTCCGTATGCGGCACGCCTTGAGTTTGGGTTTGTCGGTACAGACAGCAAGGGTCGAACATACAACCAAGGCCCACGCCCGTACATGCGTCGAGCATTGAACGAGGGAGCAAAGAAGGCGGGCGATGCGGCCATAAAGGCTGCTGGTTCTGTGTTCCGCAAGTTTGCATCGAGAGGTGGCAGGTGAGTCAAGACGCAGTAAAAGCGTTCTACACGCAACTGATCAGCGACACTAGTGGCGGCTCGTTCCACGAAGCAGTCAGTGGTCGGATCTATGAACGGGAAGCACCAAGCATGGAGGCCGTGCCGCTTGCCGTGTTCAACCTTTTGAGCGCACCCTTTGACCAGACGTTCAACGGCAGCACCCTCAAGGATTATCTGTTCCAAGTCGATATTTACAACAGGAAGCAGAACGGTATGACAGCCCTCGGCGGCATCCAGACCAAACTGCTGACGCTTATGAATAACAGCACCCCAAGCATCGACAATCACGGGAGTGCAAAAATTGAATGCACGAATGACGGTATTCGCACAGTCGAGGGCGAGTACCTTCGAGTAGTTACTGAGTTCAGGCTTCGCACTGGGGCCGTTTCCTAAAGGAGCCAAACATGGCAAACCGTATCACTGGGTCTGACGGCAACTGCACCGTAGACGGTCACAACATCCTCTTCAACACTTGGTCGGCAACCTTCTCGCAAGTCGTATCAGATGTGACGGCATTCACCGATTCTTTTGCTACCAAGCGCGGCGGTCTGATGTCCGGCACGTTCTCTGCTTCTGGCATCATGCAAGATAATGCAAGCACCACCGAACCCATGCCGACAAGTACTGACGTTCTTGCGTTCGATAAAGCAGGCGAGGCTGTTGAATTGCAAACCGGATCAACCACCAAGAATCTCAGCATGTGGTCAGGAACTGCGGTCATCGGCAACGTGTCACCGACCAGCAGCCAAGGTGGAGACGCATCCATCAGTCTTGACGGCGAGTTCACCGGCAACATCACCCTCACATGGGATGAATCAGCCTGATGAACCAGCCGAAGTCGCCCGATGATTGGGTCACGGTTGTTCAGTTCAGAGGGCTGAAGACCGGCAAAGTCATCACGAGGAAGTGCGGCAGTTCCGCTAGGACACTTGAAGAAGCAGAGCGTTGCGCTCTGGGTCTCTATCGTTTGACTCACGATATCAATCGTGTGGTCAGTATTGAAACCAAGCGGCGGCGAGACTGGACGGCTCCAACTGTCTCGCTGCCGCGCATTATGAGAGGAATCCAATGAAGAAAGAAGTCACGATATCCCTGTTGGGAACTGAGTACAGCGTTGAGCGTTTGACGGTTCATCAGATCCACTCAGTAGGCCATATGATCTTTGAGCATCGACGCAAGCAAACCATTGACGATTGCAACGCAGTCGGGATGGACAACGAGCAGACGATGTCCCAAGTGTCAACTCTTCGGTCTGCTTGGGAAGCAGGAACAGAGGTGAAGCGCCAAGCTTACACCGAGTTAGGCGGGCGGCTCTTTGTTGCCGAAGCACTGCGTTGTGCTGGAATCAATGAAGACGTACTTGATGACGTGTCTGACTTGATGGAGTTGGCAAGAGCGTCGGCAGCCGTCTGCGGGTTGTGGGATCCATTCGAGCCTGACGATGATGCGGTTGATGTAGATCCAGAGGTCGAGGAGATCATCAACGGCGATCAGGGGTGAGGCCGGGGTTGTCATTCGTCAAGCGTGAATGGCAACGAGAGCGGGCTTTTATTGCCCACTACTTCCCCGGCCTTGGAGACCCGATATATCTAACGCTTCCAGAGTGGGATGCCATGCTCGGTCTGGTTGATGAATTCATCAAGATGAGGTGATGCCGTGGCTGACATTCCTGCCGGTTCTCTGACCGTCAAAGTAAAAGCAAACACTGAGCCACTAGAGAAGGGTCTAGACAAGGCGAAGGCTAAGGTTGCATCAACCGATCAAGCCATCACACAAGCAGGCGAAAAGGCCAGCGGCGGATTCTTTGAAGCTACTGGTCGAGTGCAAGAGTTCCAGTCAAAACTGTCAGCCTCGCTCGGTGTGATTGCTGGCTTCGCCGCTGCTGCTCAATTGATCGGTGGCCTTGCTGATGGATTCAAGGCGGCAGCCGATGCGGTTGAAGAAGCAAACGGAGCCTTGGACGGTTTAGACAAAGGCACAGCCGCCTTCTTGCAGAAGGTTCCAATCCTCAACCAGTTTGCCAACTTTGGTCGTTCTCTGGCTTTAGGTCTTGGCTTGGCGACCGATGAGGTCAAAGAACTGCAAGAAGCCCTTGAGGCGACACGTCGAGAACAAGAACTCTTCAAGGCTGCAAACTCAGCTGCGGCTCAGTCGCTGAGCAATCAGGCACAGATTCAAACCTTGCTTGGCAATGATGTCGAGTCTGCCAAACTTGCAGCAGAGGCAACCTTGCAGGCGCAACTAGAACAGGTGCGTGCCTTGCGTGCGCAAGCCAGAGAGTTCGCAAAGCAAGAAGGCGGTGGCGGTCGTGCTGCCGTTGTGTCTAGGCGTGCAGACGAACTTGAAAAAGAAGCACAGCAGATCAAAGAGTTGACAATTCAGGCCGCCATCAGAGCAGAAGAAGAAAAGGAAGCAGCAGCCGCAGCAGCCAAACAAGCAGAGGAACAGAGGCAGATTGCTCAGGCAAAGGCAGAGCAAGAGAAAAAAGAAAAAGAGATCGTAAGACAAAAAGAAAAAGCAGCGGCGGCTGAGCGCAAAGCAGAACGAGAAAGAATCAAGGCCGCTGATGAGCGTCAGAAGCAACTCGAGAGAGAAGCGGCTGAGATTCTCAAGCAGCAAGAAGCAACAAAGCGAGAGCAGCAGCAGCGGCTTGCGTTTGAGCAGAAGATCGAAGAGCAGCGCAAGAAACTTGCCGCAGTTGGTGCTACAGCAATCGGAACTTTCAGTCTTGGCGTATCATCTTCGGCAGCCCCTCCTCCTCCAACCATCACGGACAAAGAAGCACCGAAGCAAACCAACCTTCTGAAGTCAACGGTCAATATCTTGAAAGCGATTGACCGCAACGCAAACGGAGTCTTCGCATGAGCGTGACCGCCACAGAACTGTCATCATCTGGTCAGATCAGTGCTGATACAAATTCTGGATGGAAGGCAACCAGAAGTTTCGTCGTTACTTCCGACGTAGCAACTGACGTACCTGACTCATTCACTGCATTGAATCAAACAGGCATCTTCTTAGGTCAAGAACACCCGATCTTCCACCTGATCACTTGCAAAAACGTCACAGCACAAAGAGACGAAGACAACCCTTGTGTCTGGAGGGTTTCGGCTGAGTATGCAACTGACGCGCCTATCGATCCGGTTTCTGGTGGTGGTGGAGTAGAAAGCGGATCTGATGCACCTCCCGGAACGCAGATATCTTTTGGTCAAGTTTGGAACATGGACGTACAAGCCACGTTTGTTGACCAGTTTCGGAGGGCTGGCGATACAACCAACGGCAGATCAAACTTGCTCAACACCATCCCTGAGACAGATTCAGACATCGGCGGTGAGCCTGTTGACAGTGGCGGAGATCCACAAAGCGTACTTGTGACGCGAGCCAAGCTGAACATCGACATGACAATACAACTGTCGCCTAGTAGCGTATCCAGTTACTTCAACAAAATTATGGACCTAACAGGCACTAGAAACAGCTCGTCCTTCCTCGGCGCACAACAAGGACAACTGTTGTATACCGGCGCGAATACCCGATTCCTTGGAAACTCTGGTTCTGGGTCGGCTTATCAGATCACGCATTCAATGGTGTTCGACGAGTTCAGGCACAAGATACAAGTGGCGGACAGAGACATAGACAAGCAGGGCCAGTTTGTTGTGCGTCTTGGTGCTTCGACTGATTCCGATGGCGGCGAGAAATACGTCAACCACGCCTTCAAGGTTCGGGCCGTTCAGCCTTTCCCTGAGGAGCGCAGCTTCTTTCAACTAGGGATCACTATCTGATGAATGCCATACCTCCAATCTCCAAAGGTCTTGGTCGGTTTACGCCAGAACTTTGGTCGAGGATGTCGCAATCGATATACGTAACAGAGGGACTGTCATCGAGTGCAACACAACTAGCAAAGTCTGGCAGAGATCAGAACCCCGTAACGTTCCCG